ATCTTTAAGGATTTAGAGTTTGTTGTATCAATACCTCCGTCTGGAAATAAAACATCGTAAGAGCTAGTAGATCTTTTAGCTACAACCAAAACTATAATGTCGTAAAAATGGCAAAGACTTCCTGTTAAGTCAATATTGTCTTTGACTACCATGTATTACCTTTATTACTGGAAATCTTAAAGAATATTCACCATCTTGATTTTTTGACTCTTCGAAGTATTGAACTGTAATTGTTTTGCCTAAAATATCTTGCGGGTTTTTAAACAAATGTTTACGCTGATCTATTGTAAAACCACTACCTACTCTTACAATATTTCCTTTGTGTTCAATAGCAACCCCACTTAACATTTCTTCTTCTACTTCTAAGCCCTCGTTAATATATCTAAGAGGTCCTGTAAATGTATCGATAACCTTATATTCAGCATCATGAAAAGTTTTTACCTTTAAGATATCGTTTGATCTTTTACCTTGATATACAGAGTTTTTTCTTATCATTAAACCTTCCCAACCTTTTTTAGATGCAGTCAAAGCTAATTCGTCAAGCTCTTCAAAAGTAGATACAGGTGATTGTTCTAGATAGCTTATCATATTATGTTTCTTACCTAACATAATATTTTGCAAAGCTAAGATTCTCTGAGAAAAGAGACCGGCTTCACCATATCCTTTTGAAAAAATTCTGTATGGTATAAAATCAAATATCTGGAATAATCCGTTTTGTATAACGTGATCTTTTCTGCCTATTTCTTTCATAATACTTTGAAAGTCTTCGTTTCCTTCATTGTCTACAATACACATTTCTCCATCGTAGACAATGTTTTTAACACCTAACTCTTCAATTTCTTTCTCTACCAAGGATAACGTATGAAATTGTTTTCCTGATCTTGCAAACGATTTTGCTTTTCCTTTGTCGTCCACGATAATAAGGCAGCGAACACCATCAAGTTTTCTTGAGACATACCAAACATCTTTTTTAAAGTCAACTTTTTTCTTTGTTTTTTCATCATACTTATTTGCCAAAGCAACATTAAAAGTAGGAATTAAGCCCGGATGTGCTTTGTTAATAATCTTAACAGATGCTCTTACTTTTAAGTTTCTTTCAAGTATGAGTGTCAATAAATCTTTGTATTCTGGATAACAATAAATAAAGCTGTTAACAGCTTTTATTGCTGCATGTCCTGTAATTAGCCTTTGATTCAAAGAATCTAACAGCTGAAATATGGATTCATATTTCGTGGATGTTTCATATAAGTCTTTGTGTTTATTAAGAACTTTAGGAGTAATGTAATATTGCATGAAGTTATTATAAGTATAATATAAGACTCTTCTTATATCTCTTGAACAGTGCTTAATCACTTCTAATTTGTCATTAGTGGAGTTTGTTAAGTTCATTTGTTCTACAAAGTTTTCAAAATCTTTAACCATATATAACCTCTATTAACTTGATGCCTAAATAGTAAAAAGCAATAAACAAAAAAAGCTCGACAAACATAAACAGAAAAATAGTTATGTTAAGTGCGAGCTTCTTGTCTTCAAATAATTCTTTGCTGTTTTGAGTATGATCATAGTATACAAAAACATTAAACAAAACAACGAGTAACATTCCTACATAAAGCATTTTACTCTCTATAGTGAATATCAGTTTCAGCTGAAATAGCTAAAGCTTCTAGGAAAAGTTTTGACTTATACGGAATTCTTTTTCCGTTCTTAGCACAATTATCATAGACTACTTCAACTCTTCTTAGAGCATCTTCAGGTGAAGAAGACTTAAACGTATATTCAACAATACTAGTTTCGTATGAACCAAGTCCGTTCTTGTCAATTGTAATCTTAAAGCGATTATTCTTTCTCATTTTTTTTCCTTAGTTTGAATAAAGCCGAGCTGCGGTTTGCGCCTTATCTTGCGTTTTATATTTACCTACAAAAGTCCAACCACTGGACCATTTGTTCTCTGCTTTATGGTAGAGCTTAAAAACATTATTTTCTTTAGTAATCTTGAATGTTTCAGCATTAGTATTATATAACATAGTTTTCCTATTTATAAAAGTTTATTTAATTTTAATAACGATATCAGACTTGTCAGCTTCAAAAGCTAGCTTGCAGCCTGATGCTAAGACCCAGCATCTTTTAAGACCTCTAGAAACTCTAGGTTTTGGAGCTCCTCCATCTGTTAAGACAATATATCCATCAAACTTTTTTCTGTTTTTAATTGCGTGTTTTGTTACTGCGTCGAAGCAAGTGCCTCCAGTTAAAGTTCTTTGCATGTTAGGTCTTGATTTTTTCTTCCAAAGAAAAGAGCTTTTTTCGTTTACACCATGATCAAACTTATAAACATAAAAGTCTGTTCTGTTTGAAAGATTATCTAACTCTGAATAAAACTTTGCAAGTTCAGAATCGGAAACAGAACCACTTTCATCAATATAAACTGCGATCATAGGCTTGTATACTTTCTTGAAGCCTGAATGTATTCCTGGATATTTTCTGTTAAGTCTTCTTATTGATGATTTTCTTTCATCTCTTTTTGTAAAACCGCAGAATCTTTTTAGAAGAGATTCCCATTTAATTTCATTAGAAAGTAGCTTCATGATTTCTGTTCTTGTTTGTGCAGAAACAGAACCCCAGTTTCTACTGTTTGCTTCTTCAGCTGCTTCTTTAACAATCTCTTTGATTTTGCCTGCTATCATTTCTTTTTGATCGTCAGACATCTCGTCCCAACCATCATGATCATCAAAGCCGATTCCAATGTTTTGTGGTTCTTGACCTTCCAAAAACTCTTTTACTTTTTGATTCTGCATTAGTTTTTCAAAATAATACTCAGAAGTTTTACCTACAGGAAAACTTTCAATAAGTTGTGAGAGTTCGTTAAAAGTTTCTAGTTCTTCTTGACTCATGTTATTGATTGACTCAGATGATAAACTTAATGGGACACCAGGTATTAGCCCACCTTCTGGAAGCTCTTGTCTAGGTATTGTTGAGTTAATAGCTAAGTCTGTACCGTAGTTCCAAATAATATGAGGAGTGCGCCTTCTTTCAGTTGTGTGACCAAAAACAAGGTGTAAACATTCATGCTTAAGTAAACCTTGAACATGCTTTTTAGGTAAGCCTGCCAAAAACTCTCTATTCCACCAAAGCGTAATATCACCATCTTGTGTTGAAACACCTGCTGTAGGTATTGTTGTGGACTCAATCTTATTAAGAGATCTAAGAATTCTGCTGTAAAAAGGTTCGTTCCAAAGAAAATCAACAAGATGTGCAGTTAAATCAAAGTTTTCCATGACCTTAGCTGATACTTTGTTTTTCTTTAATATGTTGTTATTATTTGATTTTTTATCCATAACAATTCCTTTTATATTTTTCTTATGGTATATTATAAACACAGTGTAGTCTTAATTACACTTAAGAAAATAACGCGAGTTCTTTAACTACTGGCCAAGTATGTCTCTGTTGTTGTTGACGATCTCTACAACATATTGTCCAATTTCTTTATGAAAGTTTTGAATTGAATTAATGTTTTTACCTTTTGTAACGCAAGACCAGAAGTGAATCATCATTTCTTCTGAAATTGTTTTTCCTAGTTTTGCTGCGTTCTTTGCTTGAGAAACTGTCCAATCGTTTGATGCACTATGCTCACCTAATCTTTCAATCAGAGAATTAATGCGGTCATTAGACATAGCTTCAATCTTATCTTTACATTTAGTAAATGACTTAAGAAGTTCTTCTGGGGTTACAACAATTTCGTATTTCTTTACAAAGTCTGTAAACTCGATTGAAGTTTCAGGTCCAACAAATCCAATAGCTGTATTGTAGATATCAAACGTATCTCTGTCTTCTAGTAAGTTTGTATTAGTAAACTTGAGTACCTCGTCAAATCTTGCCCATGAAGCAGGTGTTGGAAAAACTTTACCAGGCTTTACTTTATTTAAATCAACAAAAAGCTGTGATTTTCGCGTCTTAAGAAATTCTAAAATCATAGGGTCGACGTTTTTGGACTTAGCCCATTTCATCCAATCTTTTGATGAAGGTTCAATATCAACAGTCCAAAAACGTCTTAAAAGAGCTGGGTCCATTTCGTTAACATCATATTCATTACCATGATTAACTGCGGCAATAATTCTGGTTTCTGGATGAATGTTATAAGCATTCCCTTCTTCATCATTACCAAGACAACGATCCAATACAATTTGAAAAAAGCTTTGCTGTACAGCAGGTAAACCTCGATTCAATTCATCTAAAAACAAAACAACAGGTTCGTTACAAGCTCTAACAAACCATGAAGGCATACAAAACGTCATGACACCTTTTGTTTTCATACCTTCAATATCAGGGTAACCTTGAACGTCACCTTCAGACATAATTGATGCGCGAACATCGATAAGAGGCAAAGTTACATGTTCAGCAATTTGATTTGCAATTGCTGATTTACCAATACCAGTTGAACCTCGCATAAGGATTGCGATATGTGGAGGAAGATTAGGAGCTACTTTAAGAAAGTTATTGATATTCAATTTAAAATCCTTATTGATTAAATTAATTGTGATTGATTATACTTTATTATAATTTGTGTTTGATCTTAATTACACTTAAGAGTTTATAATTTGTATTGAATAACTAAGATCAAAACACTGAGCAAGGTGCAAATTGCTGTTTTAAGAGTAAAAGGAGATTCGCCTAAACAAACATAAGTTAAAACTGGGTAGACTAAATAAGACAACCCAAAAAACATAAACCTCGCAGACCATATAGACCCACCTGACGTATTAACAAAATGTGTCCATGCATAAAGATATAGATATGCTATTGGTAAACTAAAACACAAAACAATTACATGTTGTTTATCTTTAAAGTAATCGTCGATAAACTGTAGGTTTTGTTGAAAAAATGTTAATGTCGACGCAAAAACATAAGCTAACAAAGCGTATATCATATATTATTTAGTACCTACTCTCGCTACTTCGTTAAATCCTTCTTTCTTAAGATCTAAGAAGAAAGTCCAACCAGCTCCACCAAAACGATTCTTTACAGTTTCTAAGACGCGCAAGCCTTTAAAGTCTTCATCTTTCTTTTCAATTGACAAGTGAAGCATTGCGTCAACCATGTGTTTAAGCTTTTGTGAACCAGCCATGTTGCCGCTCTTATTAACTTGTCCAATACAAATTACATTGATATAATGTTCTTTTGCATAATCTGTAAGCATTTGAAGAGATCTAACAGCTGATTGACTGTTTGTGTTTTCTTCTCCATATTTACCATCATTAAGTGTTTGTAAAGAGTCAACAACAAGAAAAAATGGTTTATCTTTATTACGCTTTCTAAGAGCATCACATTGTTTAAGTAGTCGAGGAACATATGATTCTTGGCCTGCGATAAATCCGCTGCTTAACTCAAGTCTTTCGCATGTAAGCTTTACTTGATATAAACTTTCTTCTGCAGTATTAAATAGGCAAACATAACCTTGAGAAGTTAAAGCGTTGGCGAGTGTTAACATAAGTGTTGTCTTACCTGCACCAGGTTCACCAGTAAACAAAGAAATTGTAGAAGGAGTAAAACCTTCGCCGCCGAAGGCTGCATCAATGTAGTCAACGCCGCACGGATTTCTTTCTCTTAGCTTTGAAGGAACATTGATATCAAGGATGTTAGTGCCAAAAACAATACCGTCATTTTTAACGTTGAGTTTCATTATTGAATTTCCTTTGTCAAGATTGATTTGTTGTTGATTATACTTTATTATAATTTATGTTTGATCTTAATTACACTTAAGTGTCTATATCTTGCGTATATATCTTCCGTCTAGTTGCTTTACTGAGCCTCTGTAAAGAACGAAGAAGCAGTTCTTTTCAACTTTCCTAGAGAAATATTCGAAGTCAGATACTATAAGGCCTACAATTTTCTCGCCAAGATAATTAATTTCAACTAATTCATTAGGCTTAAAAGCGTATCTTACTACAGACTTTTTTGAAGAAAAGTTTGCTTCTTTAAAAACTTTTTTGTTTGTAATACTCTTAGTTTGTTTTGATGCATTTCTTGCTGCATTAAAAGCTTTAGGATTACTTTTAGCCATTTTGCTTTTGAGCTCTTTTAATTGTTTTCTAGATAGTGCCATAAAGCCTCCTTTGTATAGGTATTATATACTATATAATTAACAATTACACGCTCTTAGTATAAATTATCTCTGCATTAATTTCTTTACCATATAGAGATTTAAGACCATTTCTTACATGTGACATAATGCAATCTGTCATGTATGCATCTAATTCTTCTTTACCATAAGTAAAGTCTAAATGTTCAACAAGCTCTTTGCCATAGTTCCAAGCAAGAATTTCTTCGTTCATTAAATGAACAAAAGATTTTTTTGATCTAACTGTCCAAGGCATATTCTTGTTAAAACATATTACTCCTTTTCGCTTTACTCTGTTGTCAATGATCATATGACCAGTTTCATGCATAAGAGTAAAAAGTCTTTCTCGATATTTTAAGTTTTGATTTATACGAATCATATTGAGTTGTGGATACCAAGCGTCTTCTTCGTAGGGCTTTTGAATTACATTGACAGCGTAATTTTCTTTTATGTAATTAGTTAAAATATAAAATTGTTTCTTGTAAGTTTGTGGGTTCATGTTGTTGTCCTTTTATATTATTATAAATTGTGTTTAAACAAATTTGCACTTATGTGTTTATTAAAGGTCTTGATATTTCTTTAGAATTTTTTTAATTTTTCTTGTATGTTTTTTAACACCTTTAACGTATCTTGAAATATAATTGTTTTTTTCGTTACACTTATTTGAATTGTTGTAGTAACAAAGTGCTTTATTGAGAGGTTTAAACTTTTCTTTATAATATTTTAAAGCTTTAACGCCGTGATAAAATAAGTCACACTTTTTAAGTAAGCCATCTTTCTTGACAACACTAATGTTTCCTGATTTATTAGGACACCAGTATTGATATTTAATTTGTAGTGGTCCTACACACTTGTATTTATTAGGTTTTGGCTGCTCAGTCATCCTAGACTCTTCCCAAGCAACACCTAATGTCAGTGATATATCTAGATTATTGTTTTTTGCTTCTTCAATAAGGATAGAGCAAACAGCAAGATTTTCTTCTTTTGGCTCGGACTTAGATAATTTATTATAAACTTCTTCGCAAAAACTATATTGTGCTGCTAATGCAATTAAAATTTTAATCAAAATGTTTTTGTACGTCTCCTGATCTATAGGTTTGAAGTGACCCATCTTGGAATCTTACTCTATAATAGATTCTAGCCTCTGTTGTTCCGCCAACAGTTAACTGGTTGTTGCCTTCTGTTAGTATCTCTTCGACAATACCAATCTTGTTTATAGTTTGCCAGTGGTAAACTTTGTCGCCTCTTTTAATCATAATTTTTTCCTTTATTATTTTGTTTATAATATAAATTATAATTAAATTTTACACAATTAAAAACTATTTAACAGGAAGATAAACTCCAGCTTCTCTACCTTCTTCAGACAAAGTATATTTTGTAACACCGCATGCTTCTAAACACTCGTTAAAAAGTTCTTCGACATTAATATGTGTTTCTTTGTCAGCAACTTCTGTGAACAAGAGACAAGCTTTGTAAAATCCTGCAACTTGCATTCCAGGAAAATTCTTAGAAAGTTTATTTTTGTTTATAGAAGCTGCAGCATTTTGTATTGCATCTTTAAAGCTCATAGCAGTATTAATACCTGGAAAATTGTCTAAAACAACATTTCTTGCAGCAATTCCTGCCTCTTTACCTAAAGCAGGCATTACACCTGTAAATTGTTCTGGGTCATTTGTTTCATTTAATGCGTCAATAAATTGTCTAGTTATTTTTCTTTCGTTTAACATGTCTTCTCTCCTTATCCAAATACACCGCAATTAATTAAAGATTGCACAACGTCAAGCAACGCTTTAGTAGAAGATTCTCTACAAGTGGATCCAGTGCAATCCATAAGTGGTTTCAAAAACTTATCAATATCATCTGGCGTGCTCATTAGATGTTGAGAACAGCTGTCATATGAATCTCTACAAGGAACATTTTTTATTGATTGTTCTCTAGCTTGATTATAATGCTCTAAAGATTCTGGGTGTGCGCAATGAAAGTTAATGTGGTCAGAGTACTCTTGAGTTGTAACTTGACCGTTATTATTAAGATCGAAATGATTATAAAGATCTTCAGGAGTAATGACACCGTCATTATCAGGATCCAAGTCGTGATCTGATGCGCCGTGGTGCGGTTGATGTGACATGTCTTCGTAACATTCTTCTTCGTTATGACCAGGGCATTCACAAGGATCACAGTGACATGAACCACACATTTCTACACATCTACATGGATTTTGACCACAAGACATGCATACATTTGATTCTACTCTATCTAGAAATTCTCTAATTAGTTTTCTTTCATTCATATTTAAAACCTTTCAATATGATTCTAAATATAATGGCTCAACATCATTTTTTTGATTTATAAAATTTTCTTTGCTCTTTTGAATTAAATCATGCGACTCTTTTCTGCTTAATCCTTCTTTTATAAGCTCTAACATTTGCTCTTGTGATGTAACAATCTGTTTAGCATTTTTACAGTTTTCTTCTGATTTTTCTGTTACGAAGTGCATGTTTCTTACAACATACTCAAGTCTTTTTAATGTAAAGCATGCAATATGTGCAGCGTCTTTAAAAATAATTCTTTCAGAACTAGAATGTGATATATCTCTTTCAAGCAGTGTAGTACAATTTTCAACAGCCGTATTAAAATACGACTTATAAAGTCTTGTTAAACCACAGATATTTTCTGTCAGAATCGGATTTTTTTTGTGTGGCATTGCACTTGAGCCCTTTTGTTTTTCTCTAAAAGGTTCAGACATTTCATTGATACCATCCATACTGTAAATTCTAATATCATACGCAATTTTTTCTACAGCAAGAATTAATTGAAGTATTCCGTAGAAGTAGTCTAAATAGTGTTGTCTTGGAATAATCTGTGAAGAAGAAACAGGTCTTAATCCTAACTCTCTTAGTGCATTATATTCACATTGAATTTGATTAAACTTGTAATTTCCAACAGCTCCACTTAACTTTCCAATACTAATTTTATTTATAGACTCTGTAATCGTATCGTAACCTTTTCTTATCAAGTATAACCATCTATAGATAACGTCATAATAGGTTTGCTCTTCAGCAATTTTACCGTGAGTTCTAGCTAGAATCTTGCTTTTTGCTTCTTCTGACTTCAATCTTTTAGAAAGGTGAAAAATAAGTCCGCTAGCGTATGTTTGAATAGTCTTTAAGCTTTCTTTACACATTAACGATAAAGAAGTATCTAAGATATCTGATGATGTTAATCCATAGTGAATCCACCTACCACTGTTGTTGGGTATAGACTCTTCTAACATTTGTACAAAAGCTTGTACGTCGTGATGAGTTTCACTTTCTATCTCTTTCCATCTTTCTACATCAATTTTTACATTTTCTTTAATGACAGCAAATTCATCTTCAGTAATTGTAGGATGTGTAATACTTCCTAATTGTGAATGGAGATGTGCCATTTCTACTTGCAGCCAAGTATTTAGTTTGTTTTCTGTTTTCCAGATGTTATGTATTTCTTGTACTTTATACCTAGGTATCATTTTATTCCTTTGAATTTTTATCTTGAGATTTGTTTGAGCACCAAACTATTTCGCCTCTTTTAGGACCAGTTGTATATGATATCTGATTTACTCCTGTTTGACTTTTAATTGTTTTTAATAGTTCAACAAATCCTGCGTCATTAAGGCTTGCCTCGTTTATTTTAGATAGCGAATAGCTTCTTCCATGAACATAGAAACGAGGATTATCTATATGCGTCATTACATCTGTTTTAACTACACATAAATGATCAACACCATTTTGTTTAACTGCAAGCTTAATTTCATCTAAATCAATCCAACCACACTGCCTCGGGCGACCAGTAGTTGCACCAAACTCTTGTCCGACTTCTGCGAGAATCAATTCTTGTCCATCAGTTATTAGACTAGGAAAAGAGCCACTTCCAACTTTAGTTTTATAAGACTTAATCACACCAATTACTTCGTCTATTTGCTTATGACTTAATCCAGTAGAGTTGATTGCGCCGCCGACAGATGGTGCTGAAGATGTAACATCAGGATAATTGTTTGAATAAATATTTAAGCCACTTCCTTGAGCACCTTCTAAAAGAATATTGTAGTCTTTCTTGTAATAGTCATGAAGAACATTCTCGTTGCTAAGAACATAACGTGAAAGTATATCAGTCATCTCTTTAAACTTAGAAACCCAGATATTAAATGAGTCAAAGTCTGGTTTGAGGACCTCTAGCGTTTCGCCACTCTGTGCACGCCTTTCTTGAAGATCAAAAAACTTTGATTGTATTTTAATCAAAGATTGTTCAGGAGAATTTACTACGTCTTTAATTAATACACTGTCTCTTGCGTAGAAGTCTGAGTATGCCGGGCCAATCCCTTTTGCAGTTGTTCCTAACTTTTGTTGGTATTTTATTCTATCAATGATTTTATGGGTTGGTTCTATTATTGGACAATATCCAGATACTGACAGGTTTGAACCGGGCTTTACATTTAAATCAAACACTTCTTGACAAAATTCTTCAATATCAACAACACATCCTCTTGAAATAATGTTAATAATTTCCTTTGTGAGGACACCAACTGGGAGTATATGAGTGACAAACTTGTTTCCTCTACTGTCATATACTGTATGACCTGCATTCCCTCCTCCCTGAAATCTAACAACTACATCTGCCCAAGTTTGAACCAAGTCATCGACAACTCTTCCTTTTCCTTCATCACCGTGTTGAAGACCTAAAACAATTTTTGTTGGCATTATTTTCTCCTGTTATATATGTGTGGATTTCCTTCAACATGTGATGAAGATGTTTGTCTTCTAAAAATAGCGTTTTCTCTAAGCTCTTCAAAGTTATAAGCACCGCTATAAGACATACCGCTTCTTACATTAGACATGATTTCATTAACAACCTTAGACGTTGTTCCTTTATAAGGAACGATAGAAGTAACACCTTCGATAGAGTTATATGAGCCTTTCCAATTCTTTTGTGCAGCTTTCGAAGCCATACCGTTGTATCTCTTGAACTTTTTACCTTCCTGAAATAGTACTTTGCCAGGTGTTTCTTTAGTTCCACTTAGCATCGAACCTAGCATTACAAAATCTGCACCAGCTGCAAGTGATTTAACAATGTCACCGCTGTTCTTAATCCCGCCATCAGCGACAATATAAGGCGCAAATGAACCTGGATTTGTATCAAGTATATTTTGTTTTGAAGCATAACAATCTAACACTGCCTGAAATGTTGGTATTCCGTGCCCTGTCTGGATCCTAGTAGTGCAAATACTTCCACTACCAACTGAAGTCCTGACAGCATGAACACCACATGAAGCTAGTCTACTATAAGCGTATCCAGATGCAACGTTGCCTGCCATAACAAATAAGTCAGGATATTGACTTCTGATAAACTCTATTGCTTTTTCCATAAGAATATGGTCACCGTGTGCAATGTCAATACAGACAATATTTAAATCATTTTTAACAAGTTCTGCAAGCCTTTCTTTATAGTCACCTGTTGCGCCAACTGCTGCTGCTCTGTAATCTCTGTGGTTGACATAACCAAGAAGCTTAGTCTGAAAGTCTATTGTATTATACCTATGAATAATACCTAGTCCACCTTGACTAATCATAGCATTAGACATATGAGCTTCTGTTACTGTTGACATTGGAGAACTTACAATAGGAATTTTAAAGTTAAGCTCTTTATTATTAATTTTAGTTTTAACTGAAGTGTCGATTTGTTTTCTAGATTCAATCTCAGAGTAGAGAGGCTCTAAAATAACATCATCAAAACTTAGTACTTCTTTATTTATTATTCTCATTTATATCCTCTTTATAGAATTAGTGTATTATCTTTATTTAAGATTTACACCAAAGAGTTACATATCATTTAAAAAATCTTTTCTGTATTTAAATAACGCTTTTTCTTTGCACTTTGCCTCAAGCATAATATCAACACTTTTACCACAGCTGTCAAAAGGCTTGTAATAATAATCTGAGTGAGCTGCTGCTGATCTTGTTGTTGGGTCCTCAAACTCTTTTTTACCATTAGAATGATGACAAGTTGGACGAATTGTAGAAGGCCATGAGTCAAAAGCCATGTCGAAGCTTTCGTCATAAGGTGCATCTTGAGGTCCTAAGCTGTAGTGGTGTGAGTCAAAAACAATTGGCACACCTGTTACCTTGTATACATTTTCATACAGAAACTTTGAACTAAACATCGAGGCTTTGTCGTCGTTTTCTACAGTAAGTCTTGACTGAACTGATGGTGATAATCTTTTGAAATTCTTGTTAAAGTTATCTGCTGCTAGTTGTAGATTACCACCACACGTTGAACCTAGATGAATATTAATTTTTGACCAGTGATTTTGGTCTAGACCCATAAGGTCAAAGAGCTTACCATGTATTTCTAGATCCTTGATGCAATTTTCTACAACATGTTCTTTTTCTGAAGCAAGACAGTTAAATTGACCGGGGTGAAAAGAAACTCTTTGTCCAATAACTTTTGTATAATCACCTGCCATTTTAAGATAGTGACATATCTCTTCGTAGTCTGGAAGCTCGTGTAGTTCGTATTCACTAGCCCAAGGGGTAATTTCTGAAGATATGCGGAAAACTTTAATGTTATTTTTGTAATTCCAATTAAAGATAGGTAGCATATCTTTTACATTTTGCAAAACAAGTTTTGATGCGTAAGGCAAACCTTTTATCAAGAAAGTAGCTTTACGCATTGTCCTAGAGTTGAATATACCTTTTTCTCGAAGTTCCATATTGATGCACGCATATCCAAATCGATTCATAATATTATCCCTTTTTATTATATTTTATATAATAATAATCATATTTATTACACAAATACACGACAAAATTATAACAGAGGCTTGTAAATATATGAGAAGTAATATAAGATGGCTATTAACAGAATCAAAAATATCAAATCTTGATACAAATAGAATTAATTTTACAGACGGTAAAATGATCTGTTATCACTTGACATCTATAGATAAATGGCTGCAATATAATGAAACTGCAAAACGTATGTCGATGCCTAGCCCACATCCAGATAAAGAAATTCTACCAACTGATACTAGAGCTCAGAGGATTGTTAAAAGACTTACAAATAAAGAAAAAAATAGACCAACTGAAGAATGGCAGATAGAAGAGTTAGTTATTGAAGATATGATAGATGATCCATATACAGACACTAGCGGATTTACTGCAGGTGGAGGAGCCTATCATGGCAAGGGCCTTTATACATGTTATAAATTTAATCCTAGAATTGCTAGAACCTATGGTAATATATGTCTAGTATTCGAAATAGATATAAGTAATTTTCTAATAACATTTGAAGATTTAGCTAAGCAAGTTCATGGTGAAGATTGGAGAATTAAAGATCAGTTGCTAAAAATTTACACGTCAAGTGGAAGAAGTGCAGAGAGTATTGAAAAGTATAAAAAAGTTATATCACAATTACCAGACGATGAATTAGAAATGCCAAAATCTATTCACGGATCTACAGAGAGAACTGCAAATATAAGTTTGCTTTTAATGCAAAAATTTAATAAAATAAATATAAATGCGATTTATGACGGCATAATTTTATTTGGTACAGCTGACGGTCCTGTCTGTGTTTCTTTCTTGCCAAAATACGATTCCAAAATAATAGGTTTAGGAAGACTAAATGAAAAAAATCCTGAAATTGTTGACTGGTACGATAGCCTTGACGATTTTCTTGGGGGACGTGCAAAGTTAAAGCAAGACTTTGAAACGTTAAACGATATCGCCACAGAAATTACAGATCCAGATGAAAAAGAGCAAATGAAGTCAGAAGACCGTGAGCCTTTCGACATGGATTACTTAGATATTTCAATGTTTTTTAATAAATACGGAAACTACGGTGTCAAATATACATTAAATAAAAAAGTAATCAATAAACTTTTTACATTATATAACAC